ATGTAACTAGAACATTACCTCCAGCGTTAACAATGCCTTGCGTAACTCTTAGAAACGATGGCACAAAAAACAGTCAGCTATTTGTAGATGATCCTAGTGGTAATAAATTAATATGTCCTTTACCATCTTATGTGCCTTTGCAATATGACAAAAAAAAGATTTTATTAGTAGAAGAACAAAAACCTCCAACTAATGTAGAACCTCCAGAAACAAATGTAGAGCAACCAGAAGTTCCTAATGTGCCACCAGAAAAACCACCATGTCCAGATCCAAAAAAAAATAATCCAAGGATAGGAGATCTAAATGCAAAAGGAACAGAAAAAGTTGTTGGATTTAAATGGATAGAAGAAACAAAAGAATGTGTAGTGCAGTATGAAGCTACAACAATAGTCGAAAAATATCTTCCAAGCATTAACACAGTATCAACAACATTTGCCATAACAGTTGTAGCAACTACGGCTGCAACTCTTACACCAATTCTAAACAGAATACTTAAACCTTTATTTAAGCAAGCTATAGGAAAAGTCAAAAAAGCTATAGGTAAGAAGGGTACAAAGTTTTCTGGCAAAAAACCTATGAAAAGCAAAATTAACAAGGTATAAACATAAGCAGACTTTTTTACAAGCCCCTTACAGGCGATTCTGAGAGGGCATTTTTAAGGCTTTTTTTCAATTTTATGGGTATGTGACTCAAATTCCAACATTTCTACGTCCTCGCATAATTTTGCCATAGGTGTACCTTCTTTAAACCTTATCCCATTCTTGTAGTTATCAACGCAAGTTTTTGCACGGCTCATTTCAAAGTTGAGGCGTTTTGCTGCTAGTGATGCCTCATATAATTCATTTTGTTTTTTCATTGCTTTGCGGCATTGCCTTATAGGTTCTCGATCAAGCGGTATGCTAAACGTAGCAGTTATTCCTCCATTTATAGATATATTAGATTGTTTTTGACCTGTTCTTACTTTTTCAAAATATAATATCTCGCCTCTGTAGCCTTCATCTACATCTCCATCGCCTATTGGATTTCCCTCGTCATCAAAGTCACCTTCTATATCTTTCCTACTGTAGATGGGTCTATCAAAATGCGTTTCATATGGAATTGCAAATCCATAGGTTGTCGAGACAAATGGCGAAATATTAAGAGTAGCGCCTTGGCATTGAATAGTATTCATCTGATAATTAAAATTCCTACTAGGCACGACTTGTACGGCTTGATTAACCACCGAGCCAGAACTATTACTTGTTGTATTTACGGAATTTGCAAAGACAGGATTATTTAATAAAAGAATTAAACATAAATATCTCTTCATTGGCTAAAAGTGCTGGTTGTATCAGTTACATTTTCTATTTGGGTAGTCCTAATTATATGGGTGTAATTCGTGATACCCGGCGCCTCAAGAGTTTCGTAGTATTGGAAGCTTTCACCTTCGTTAACGATAGAAAAAGTAGGCTTATTATCGAGATTTGGGGAAACATATGTAGTTCCTGTTCCTTGTATTGTTGTATTTAATTTTGTCCATCCTTCCGGAGCCACATTGCCTGTTGAACTTTTTACGTTCTCCCCACCTACTGTTAGTTGATACCCATTGTTTATGTCAAAACTTTTTATGTCCTCAACCACAGTACTTTTTGTCTCCGATCTTTGAGTAAGCACACCTTGGTTAAAATTTGGAATTACACTATTAGCGTATACAGGTGCGCTAAAAAAACTTAGCAGAATCGCATACCTATACATAGCCGCACCTAATCAACTATTAATGTAGAAGTGATTTGACCAAGCGCTTCAGTATTGTGGCCTCCGGCTGTTAGTGTAACTGCACCGGCTGATGTAACTGTTCCGGCAAGATCCCCTGCTGTACCACCAGCAATACTTGTGACATTATCAGAAAAATTAGGATTAGTACCAGTTGTGACAGCACTACCCGGTATTGCATCAGCTTGATTGTATGACTGACTAAATGTGAAGCTATTCCCGGCTGTTTTTTGGGTAACTGTAATAGCTGGAGCAGATGCTACACCGCTTGAAACATTTAATGATCCTAGTCCATCACTAACTGTTTGCCCTGCTGCGGTAGTGTAACTTGTATCCACTCCAGAACCGCTAATACTGTAACTATTTCCAAGTCTTGAAGAAGTTGTACTAGCGCCTCCTACTGTAAGTTTTGTAGAGGCCGTAATGCTATGTGAAAGATCTGCATAGCTTGGAGTTGCTGCCGTTAGTGCAAAGATAAACGGAAGAAGCTTTTTCATTTTTTAGATTTAGGGTCGATTACTTCTGCTCCCTCAATCTTGAGAGGAGTTATTACCCTTATAGTCTGTATC